GGTATGCCTGCCATTTGCCCTATACCCATGGGTAGTACTTCGGCCATGAGCTTGTAGGCAACATAAGAACCGGTCATGGCATCGAACTTACCAATACGCCACTTCCGGCCCCCAAATTCAAAAGATTTATATATCTCGCGCTTATTTACAGGTTCCATAAAGCCCTCCTAATTAATCCTGCTGAATATCTGCAGCCATTAAGTTCCAAACCACGTTTTGGCCCTGTGCCTGCCACGGTTTGTCGGGCAATTTCTGAGGACTTACACCAGTAGCTGTAACCAGGTCACCCATAACAGGCGAACGAACAATAACTTTTGTTTTTGCCCATTGACTAGTACTTGCTGATTCAAGATGGTTATACCAGCGCTTCAACCACTTATTTAGATCAGAGGTTTGCTGCATCGTTAGTGCAACGCCTCCGTTTCTGCCTTTAATCTTACTCACCATAATAGATCCGTCAGCAGCCACATCCTGGACTGTTCTCTCAGTCGTCATTGTTACACTAATGCCCCCAAGGCCCTCACCGCTAACCACATGCTGGCCAACAGAGGGGTGCGAGATAGATACCGATACATCACCAAAGCTGTAAGTTGTAGTTGACAATTTTACCCCTCCTTAACTATTGACCTGAATGGATATAACAACATGTTCAATGGCACCGGCAAGCTTGCAGCATATATAAATCGGCGGAGCTATTCTCAGACTACGGTCTGATTCACTTTGTCCGTCGATTGTCTCAGACAGGATCAGGTATCCCTTACTGAGAGTGTCACCGGTACCCAAAGTTAAAATTGGTGCTGCATTCCAAACTCCCGGGGCTATAAATCCACGGTTTAGCGCATCATTACAAGGACCGGTAATGGCAGATACGATGAGCGTTACACCGCCCTCGGTTTGCGGTACCTTAGAAACGCCGGCCAATAGATCCATAACCGATAACTGAACATCATTTACCAGCATGTCCAGGTTTATAACATCATCAAAATGAGAGCCGTCGGCCATTACGCCCTGCTCAAACAGGTTATAGGATGTACCCCGGTTAATATAGATATTGCCGTTAATGCCCTTGATCGTGGTTACCTCGGTTTCGGTTAGTGCCTCCGGAGTAACGCCAACTTCTTTCTTGTACGCCAAAGTATATGCGCTGTTTGCTACGCCTGTATTAGCACCCATTGCATAGCCAATAATAGCTGCAATAGAATCGGCTCCAGTAGAGTATTGACCAAAGGTACGGCGATATGATGCAGCTTTGAGCGTTTCCATGATGTTCCCTGCTGTGTTAACCGGAACATCTACGTCAGCGGTTGTGTATCCAAATACAGAGCTCGGTTTAGCCGTTTCGATATAAGCTGCGATAGCCTCGATATCAGCCTTAACCGCACCGCATAAGGTGCAGGCATACCATTCCGTATTTGCTGCCCGGCAGGCTTGTACTGCTTCAAGTGCGGTTTCTTCTCCGGTATTATCCCACCGACCAATAGCTACTCTGGTTGGTGCCGGGAACTGCGAAAAATAGAGTTGTGCCGCTTTATATTCGTCCATGTCAGCAGTGAATCCGTCTGTAATCATGCTGTCTGTACCGGAGTAGAGTTTAACCCGGTCTACAGCGGATATTACTGTGCCAGTACCGATAATAAGCCCCAGGTTAAACCCGGACCGTACTGCTGCAACAGGCGATAGCACTACCGAAACCTGAACAATATCGCTAATCGGTAAAGTTAGCAAACTAGATCACCTCTTTGTATCCGTCGTCTGTGACAACGGTAATATTAGCACTTTCAATTGTGGAAACTGTTGACTTGCGTATTACGAGCTCATTAAACCGAGCAGATAGATCTGCGCGCTCCCACCACTGGCCATTAAATGATTCCGGGAATCTTTGCGGTACCGGAACTTCAGTAACCAGGGATAGATTATTTGCTTTTAGGGTGCTTTTGGTGCTTTCAGTAAAAAGGTTACTGCGCAGTATATCAGCATTATCCAAGCTGCTTGGACCGTATAATATCCATTGTACCGAGTGTACACGGTTATATGATCTCTCGGCCAACAGATCAGGATTAGGTCCATCTACCTGGTACCCCGTTTCTATTTGCTGGGCAAAAGGATCGTTGACCGGAGCAACACGAATAAACGCAATGTCCTCTGTAATTTTCCACCCGGGAGCACCAACTGTTGGCCATGATATGCGCACCCCGGCCTCCTTATTGAGACCTGTTAATGTAACCGTGAGCGCTTGGAATATATCCTCAAGCTGTTTTATGGTTAAAACAATGTCAGCCATTAACAACCCCCCATCTGTACCCCGTAGGCAACGTAGAACCCGTAATCTCCAAATGGATCTACTTTAGACACTCGGTACCGCTGGCCATCCCACTCTATTTGATCGGATGTACCGGCATTACCGCTGCCATCATCTTTGTGTGTTACATAGATTTTCTTATCAGAGTAAAAAGCCATGACGCCGGTAACGCGATCACCTTCGGGCAATTGCTCAATTTGTTTAGGGGTTGCAGGTAGCACAGCTCCAGTCATAGTTAATATTGGTGAGCCTACTTCAACAAAGCGACCATTCTGCCAGGTACCAGTTTGCCTGTTAACAATAAAGTCCTGAGAAACATCGGGGTCGTATAGGATTTCGGACATATCAAGCATTGGCATCATCCTTTTTGTGGATCACGTAATGAATAGACTTGCGAAGCTCGGCAGTATCAATCAGCGGACGTTCACTACCTTTGGCCTTAATGGTACTAGGTGCATTAGGCGCCCAGTTGTTACGTGGGTTTGTAAACCAATCACGCACAATGTTCTGTGCATCCATGCCAGCCTTTTGCAGTCCCTGTTTAGCCTTGGCAGAATCTCCATTAAGTACAGCTTTCGCAGCTTCACCTAAATCCTCAGTAATAAATTTTTTATTATCCGGATCCTCAATTGCCGGTTCAATAATAGGCCTGGGCGGAACGTGCCAGGCAGGAGAGCCGTGCTCATGGATATACATCTCATGGGCCTTATTGTAACTGGCGCCAGTGGCCATACTTGCGTCCATCTCCTGACGCATCGATGTTGATCTAACACCGTGCGTATGAATATAAGCAAGCTCAGCGTTATTTATACCGTCATCATTGGGCCTATTGCTGTCGTCTTCCGGCACCCCAACCAGCACATCCATATTGGAAAGTTCTCGGAGTGCCCGTTCCATTTCTTTCATGTTGTCGGTAGTAGATACGTTTACGCTAGGCCTAAACATAGCATCACCAAATCATCATTCCGCCTTTTCCAAACATCTTAGCCATAGTAGCCAGCTGCTGTCCAAAGGTAGTTAGTTTCCAAGCCGCCCAGCCATCCAGATCCTGGGCCACTGTGTTGTAGTCAATGCTAGTGCTTATGGGTCCCACACTTTTGGATACACGCAATCCCTTAGCTTGCCCAATAGCGATAACCTTTGCCGCAGGACTCCCAGCATCAGCGGTGCTTTGCAGCCACATTGTTGCCCAGTGAGCTACAAAAAGTCCCATGCAGAGTTGCCATGAGCTTTTATAACGTGCCTGAAGTATACATACATTAGCCAGGTCAATAAAAACCTGCAGAATAGTTTCAGGTACCACGTATTTGTCATTAACATCAGGACCAAACTGCGGATAGAGTGAAACGAAATCCGCCACGACATATGACGGATTGGTTCCTGAAACTATATTTGATGCAGTAGCTTTTAATTGTTCCACTCTTGCATCTATATTCTGGCCATACGGGCTAATAGTGCTACCAATAGACATGATGCATCACCTACTTGGCTTTAGCCTTATTTTTCTTGTCAGGTCCACTGTCTGGCTTATCTTCATCAGTCGCAGGATCTTGCATTCCATCCCCACCAGAAAGCAAGTCCCTTTTTTCTTCAAGAGTTGCAATTTCAGCCTTAATGGCTTCGAGTTTTTCCATCTCTTTTAAGACGGTTTCACTTTCTGACGCAGAAGTAAACTCCTTTATCGATCCGTCAGCTACGGCAGCCTTAAAATAATCTGTTCCCGCCACCCAATCAGGCAATTCACAGAAGCCAATTTTGGTTTTTTCTGTTACAAGTCTACCGTCGCGGTCTTTTTCGCCACGATCAAAGGCTAATACTTTGTTTGCAAGGACTTTAACCATAAAAACTTATACCTCCAAATTTAGACTTTAACTAAAGAAAAAGTAACATGCCGTGTGGCATGTTACTTTTAGATTCCGTCTAAGTAATATGCACTCTGATAGTATAGGACCTTGACCTGACTGAACTGGCTGGCGAAAATAGTCTCATAGCTTGCTGAAGTTGTGTTTGGCGCAGTCATTACGCGAGACAGTGGCACGGTTAGGTCAATGTTAACCCTGTTTGGAGCTTTGGCGTAAGCTACCATGCGCTGAGTACTACCAACACCGGCTCCAGTGCACCAGCGGCATGGATAGATGCTTAATTCGCGGCCCTGGTTGGCAGCAATATTGTTCTCCAGTAGGTAATTCAAGATGCTCTGAGCACCTGCAATTGTCACAGGTGTATTTGCAATGTAAGAGTAATTCGGCCAGTCAATCAGGATGCGGTTAGCCATACCAGACAGATCATACTCGGATGCAGCCACAGTTAAAGTAAGTAATTGGTTGATATCGTTCATAATTTCAAGCGGCGTTTTATTAGCC